CGGGTGGACACCTCTGAGATCTTTTGATCTCTCTCCCTTTTAGGGAGATTACCAGTCGAAGACTGGTCCCGGCCTAGGTGGCTATTGCTCACTGGGCTTCAACAACCCAGCGCCTAGGAGGTAGCAATGGTAGATCGCTCTGTGTATAACGGCGAGTTTCGCTCGGGTAGTTATACAGAGGTGTCTGTGAAGACACCTAACTATAGGCAACTACGGAGGGAGCGTAAAGAACTCCCTCTTAACATGTATCTTTTCGAGAGACAAGATCGTGTTAGTTCGCGTAGTTACTATGCTGGAGCGAGGTTTGTCGACCGTGTTATCTCAGGCTTCACAAGATGCCCGGGTACTTATGTCGACACTCCGATCCCTTCCGTTTCAAACGAGGAGGCGATCCTACGAAATCAGCTCGATAAAAAGCTGCGCAGAACCCAAATTGACATGGGTACTGCTCTCGGCGAATACCGGGAGACTGCAAAGTTTGTCACACAGACGGTCGTCCGTGTGGCTAAGGGCATTAAGGCCTTACGTAAGGGTAACCTTACCGCGGCCTTCCGCGCTTTGCATGGCGGAGCGGCAACTAAAGGGTCGGATTTTCCCAAATCCGTGTCATCCTTTTGGTTGAGCTACCAGTACGGGTTCATTCCTCTCGTCAATGATGTGTTTGCAGCTATTGAATTACTGCAACACACATGGGAGACCCCAATGGCTCCCGTGAGAACCCGTTCTCGCCGCTATACTGAGGTTAACGCGATGTCTTCCACCGGCCCCGAATTTTGGGGCCCCGGTATCGAGAAGATGGAGCTCGTTAACGGTTCAATCACCTGCACTGGAGCCATCGTGTATCGGGTTAATAACCCGTTATACAGGACGCTCGACCAGTGCGGTTTGATGAACCCCTATAGCGTTGCATGGGAGTTACTCCCATTCAGCTTTGTCGCCGACTGGTTTATCCCGGTCGGTCGATTTTTGCAGGGAGTTCAACCCCCACAAGGGCTAGAATTCCTTCGCGGCTATAGGTCTACGCATATCAAAGGTACCTGCGCCCAGTTTGAATCGGACGAAGGTATCAAGTATGTGCGTTCACCGTATCAGTCCACTACTATCAATAAAAGCATGAAGAAATATCGTGCCATATTGACGGACTTTCCACGGTACAGTATTGTTGTACCCGATATCAGCCTTTCGAAAGAACAGGTTGCGTCGGCGATAGCGCTTGTGACGCAAGCGGCACTAGGTTGGAAGCGGTGACCTACCTAGTGATTGGACTCCACCCGTCGGAAGACGTTGTTCGTCTGCTCGACGCCGTGTCTAAATTTTATAGGCACGGCGGTTGGGTTGACGGTACTAAACCGGCCTTCCCAGGCCAAACGGTGAAAACCGTAGCATCAAAGGGACAACATGTCCGCAATTGCTGCCATTGTGATCAACGACGGGTTGGCGACGCCCGTTGCACACACCTTCGCTCCCGCGAAGTCTGACTCCGACTACTCCCTCCACGAGGACCGTTCCTCAGGGATCTACGTGGGCTTTAACAAGCTCACGTTGAACCTGACACGGCCCTCGGGGAAACCTGGAGCAGGTCGGAACCTGAAGCTCTCGATTCGCATCGAGACGCCGAAACTCGAGACCCTGGCAACGGGGTCTTCGGGTTTCACGCCCGCTCCGACTGTGAGCTACCGCCCTCAGGCGGAGATCACATTCACTTTTCCGGAGCGTTGCTCACTGCAGGACCGCAAGGACCTGCAGGCGTACGTGAAGAACCTGATGTCCCATCAGGTTGTCACGGATGCGGTAGGCAACTACGAGCTGCCCTACTAGCCGACCAACCATCGAACCGGTGTTAGCCGGTAAGGTGTTGGTTCGTTAGCGGGCAATTGCGGCCGAGAGGCCGCGACTGTGCGTTCAGGAGTTTCTAATGCGAATGCAGAAGAAAGATTCTTCTCCCCGAATGGGGACCCGGGAGGGCCTATCGCGAGATAGTGGAAGACAGCCCCGTGTGCGGCTAGATGCCATAGAATGCGCATCCAGATGTTGGGAGGCGTTCGATACACCTGTCAGCTTGTCTTGTGCTCTCCTTCGAAAGTATGGAGAGTGGGATCAGTTGGCTCGTAAATCGGTAAAGCCTCTTGACTATATCGACCCTCTCGGGTTCGCGCTGGATTACCAATCCGTGAAATTCCTAAGCAAGTATCCCTACTTGCCGACTGGAATTGATACGCGTGCGGTAGCCTACAAGAAATTCGAGCAGTCCGAGGATCGTTGTCGTGAGACCAACGAGCGTTTCCGGAAAAGAGTGGATGGGGAGATCTTTCTACCCCACGTTGAACGCGTGCTTTCGCACGCGCAACGTAAAATCTCTCTCATTCTCGGAGGCGTTCCTAAGCTTGCCGATCTCGATTTTCGATTTGGTCCTGGAGCTGCATTTGGCGTCCGCGGTGAAACATCCGCGTATAACAAAGTTGCCTCTGACTTTGAATGCACACATGCGCTCGCTGGCATAATTCCGAACTTCCTCGCGGAGTTCCCCGGGTGGGTTCGTTCGAAGGCCGAAAGCCTGTCGACGAGAAAACCGACTGTCATGGTCGTACCCGGAAGCCAGCTCTCCTTCGTGCCCAAAGACGCGAAGACCGACCGTCCGATCTGTATCGAGCCGCTTCTCAACGGCTTGTATCAGAAAGGGGTTGGTTCTTTTTTACGCACTCGGTTGCGCCGTCACGGCGTGAACCTGGACGATCAAGGTGTCAACCAAAAGTTGGCATCTCGGGCCGTCACTGCGAAACTCGCAACGATTGACTTTTCGTCTGCAAGTGACACAGTCGCGTACTCGCTTGTCTTGGACCTCCTCCCGATTGACTGGGTAGAGTTCCTTGATGTTGCCCGATCCCCCTGCTTTCTGTGGGAGGGTGTCTGGAGGAATTTTCAAAAGTTCTCCAGCATGGGCAACGCGTACACCTTCGAACTTGAGACTCTCATTTTTTACGCACTTGCGTGCGCGAGCTGTGAAGTTCTCGGTATCGAATACCAGACGGGTGAGAACCTATCTGTGTACGGGGATGATGTTATCATCCCGCAAGCGGCGTTTGACCTCTTCCAAGAGGTCTGCGTAGTCTGTGGTTTCGAGCTGAACGAGGAGAAATCGTTTCACAACGGTCTCTTTTTCGAAAGCTGCGGCCATGACTACTACAACGGGTACCAAGTCAGACCCTTCCTCTTCACGAAGCGTCTTGAAACGCTTAGTGAGGCCTTCTATGCGGCCAATATCGTCAGAAGAAGTACCGCACGCCTATCCGGCGTACCCAGTACTTCTAACGACAGTAAAGGCAATCTTGTGGGGCAGCGCCTTCATGGCGTCCGCCTCTGGATTGTTAGACGCATCCCTGAACGATATAGATATCAGGGTCCAGAAGGCTATGGTGACGGTCACCTTTCAGCGGAGTGGGACGAGTGCCTCCCGGCACTCCACCCCAGCATCTTCGCCTGGAAATACCGGAGCCTCGTGGAGCAGCCCTTAAAGTATAGTCCCCCTTGTGGGGACGACGGCCTGCCTGAATGGCCGTACGCTTACGCGTTATACTCCGGGGCTAGCTCTCGCGCAGAGGAGCCGATTTTCGGCTCTCAAGCACTCGACTATAGGCAAGTCGAGAAGCTTGAGGAGGTCCCCTTGCCACTTCACAATGGCAAGGGGTACACTGTCAGGGGTCGAACCCGGACGGTGCTCAAACATTTGCTGTGTCCAATTAATTGGCCATCAGGTGTTAATTGGGAACCGGCGCGAGCCGGCTTCCCATTTGGGTTCAAGCCCAAAAAGTCCTGATTTGAATAAAAGGATGTGCA